TAGTTTGCTTCAGCAATCATTCTTTGTTTAATTGTAGTTTGTTTCTTTTCTTTTTGAATTCTACGAATAAACGCATAATAGATTATCTGTGTAAAATATGCGAAAGGATTATTAGATGTTTCGGGGTTAAAGTTGTGTAGATACATCAAACAGTTTTCTATACCGTCTGATATCATATCATCTCTGTAGGTGTAATTAATAAAATTTGGTCTATAAGAGAGGTGATTGGCAATCTTTAAAAAACAACTACCAATATAGTCTGTTACTGGTGGTTTTACTTTGCCATTCTTCTCTGCTTCTAAACAACTATTTCTGTACTCGGTCATTGCCGCCAGAAAATCTTTATTGTTTACATAGTGTTCTTTTTTAGCTGCCATAATATCTCCATTTGTTAATCATAATACAGTAAATCTATCCGATTGTCAAGCTTGGATTGATTTATCTTTTTTTCAATTTCATTTCATTCCACGGTTGACATTGAAATCCTGGTGTGTATAATAGCGGTGTCCGCTTTGATAAGTATACCTATAGCTAGTGTATAGTCGGAGGTTCTCCGTCACCACTGTCAAATTCATCGAATATTTTATTTAATTCTCTATTCTCTTCATCACTTAACTTAACTTGTTCCGGCGTCCCACCCTTATTAAATTGCCTGGCATTCTCATAATCAATTGAAAGATTATGCCAGCTTCTAGTCATCTCTAATGTTGCATTAGTGACTGTCATTATTTTATCTTTAGGAATAGTAATAATTTTATCGGTGGTGTAGGCTGCCCATTTAGATAAGGCAATATAGTCTTTCAATCCCTCTTCTGTAAAAGAAGGAACATATCTAATCTGTAGTGGTTTAACTAATCTCAATAAAGGTCCGTTTTCTGGTAGTTGTTCAGTACCAGTTGGCAGATAACAAAGTATATCGTCACCATTTATTAGTTTAACTACTTTAATATCTTTAACATTAATGTTTGGCATTGTTTAACTCCACATTATGGATTTCATAATCAAAATCTTCTTCATTGTATATATTTATCCTTTCACGGAAATGGTTAAGTGTGTAATTGTCTTTGTCATTATAAGATAAGTCATCTGAAATATCATATAAAGTTGCATCTCCTTTGTTGTCTTTTAGTCTTAAACCACGACCAATAGATTGTAAATTTCTTATTCGTGATTTACTAGGACTAGCAAAAATGATATTGTGTAAATTACGAATATTAATACCGGTACTAAAGGTTCCGTAGCTTGCCACGATAATAGCATTGTCACTTTTCTCCGTAACTTCTCTAATCTTTTCTCTATCACTTGTTTCTACTCCTCCATATACATAAAAAACTTTCTTGTCTGTGGCCTTTTTAGTAATATCAATATACAATTGACTACCATGTTTTTCTACATACTGAAACAAACAAAGTGTATTACCTTGGAGGCCAGAAGCCAAGTTAACAATATATTTATTTCTCTTTTCTGATTGTACTATGTAATCCATTTCTTCTTGAAAATTCATACCACTTACATGTTTACATTCTGTCGGTCCATGTTTTAATACTAAACAATATATCTTTAATCCCGCCAAATTGCCTTTGTCTTGTAGTTCTGTTGTTGATACGACTTTGTTTACTGTACCAAAAAGTCCTTCTAGCACTAGTTTGTGTGTTGCTGAACCGTCTAAGGTTCCTGTTAGACCTACTCTGTATGGGCATTTTTCTAATTTAGATAAAATTTTAGTCAATGAAACAGCTTTGAATAGGTGTGCTTCGTCACCAACTACCATACCAATATCTTCAAACCATTTCTTTGGTTGTTTATATATTGATTGCCATGTAGATATGATTACAGGTTTATTTGTTTCTTTATCATGGCCTTGATATATTCTGTGTACATTTCTTTCTGGATTCCAACCATAATCTTTGAAATCTTTAAACAACTGTTCAACTAGTGATGTTGTTGGTACTACAATTAATATTTTCTTCTTCTTTTCTTTTAACCTAAGTATGTTAAACCTAACAAGAAGATAGACAATAAGAGATTTTCCACTAGCAGTGGGTGAAAGTAATAAAGTTCTATCTTTTTTAACAGCATGTATAAATGCCTCCTTTTGATAATCTCTAACCTCGAAAGGTATTTTTAGAGCCTTAATAAACTGGTCAACTTTCTTTTCGCTGACATCGTTATCTTTTATCTTAGTATCATCGACAACTCTTACATCATTGTCTTCACACCATTTAAGTATATATTGGTACAAACCTACATAGATTTGACCTGTCTGATAAGAGAACAATCTAATCTTTCCGTCCCATTGTCTTGCCCTATACTGAGGCATAAACTTAAAACCAGGAACCTCAAAGGTAAAGAATTGACCTAAATCTCTTCTTATATCTTCATCTGCTTCAATTTGCAGGTGAACATCATTCTTCTTACTTATTATTATATATCTCAATTTAGAATTCCGCTGATTGGTAATCTGTAGATTGGCCTACAATACCTTTTAACATAACATTAAATGCAATACTTATTCTATTGTTCTTGGATTTATTTATAGGTACTAAATGTTGCAACCAAGACGGAAACAATATCATTCTGTTTGTAGTTGATGATAGTTCCCATGCTGTAGCGTTTGATTTTGTAAACCCTTTAACTTGTGGATTTATAACACCAGCAGCTGGTCTAGGGTCATAGAATTGTATACCGGCAGCCTTGTCTGAGTGTACATAGAATACACCACTTAAAATATTATTAGAGTGAGTATGTGGTTTATGATTTTCGCCAGGTTTTAAAATATTTGACCACATGTCTGTAATTTCAAATGTATCATAGATATAACTTTTATCTTTAAACACCAATTTAGATGCATTAAGTATTTTATTAGAAAGTTCTTTATATTTTGGTTGTAGATGTAACTTAGGGTCTGATTGCCAGTTTTCTTTATCTGTAGAAGTTTTTAGTATGTCTTCTTTCATACTATCAATATACTCTTCTTCTAATACATCATCACAAATATAAACCTCTGTAGGAAATAATTGTTCTTTTACATATTTACTTACCACTAGATTGCTCCGCTTGTAAACTTTCTCCATTCAATAGCATTTCTAATAGTCCAATCTCTGCCACCAATTTGCTTAATTGTTCTATCTAAAAAATCTATTACTGTAGAAAGATAATCCATTTTTTGTTTTGCTTGTATATAAGCCTCATCACTTTCAATATACTTATCAACATCTTGTTTGAGTATTTTTAAGTCAAAAGGTTTCTGTTGATACACTATGGCGTCTGCTTTGCCTGTGTAATATTCCCATAAGTTTCTTTTAGTAACAGCAAAATCTCCTTCTGCTCTACTGTGCATAAGTTTAAACTTAGTGAGGTGTTTCATATACTTATTGTATATTTGAGGTGTTTTTAATGCCTCTAAATCAAGCTCTGTGTCGTTGATTATAAGGTCTTTTTCTGCTTGATTTTGTAACTGTTCAAGGTCCATAATATCTCCAATTTAATACTCCATAATAACACAAAACAACTAAAATGTAAAGCTTTTAAGAGCTTGAAATACTAGCTGTTGATGCGTTCACATTCGCAAATTCATATATCTTATATTGCATAGTTACAGTGGCCGTTAGATAATCTACATCTGTGGCGTTTTGACTATACTGTAGACCAGATAGTGCTGTCGGAAACACCTCTTGAAATCTACATTCTACAACTGGTCTATTCTTACTAGACAACACTACCAATGTGGCGTCTGAATATATGCCACCAATACTTACTGCACCGTATTTTACTTTTCCTGGGTCTGTTTGTAGATTTGCACCTGTTGTAGTAGGAAATCTATCAGCACCAGCGCCTAATAAATCTCTCGCTTGAGAGTAGTCTTTAGGAAATCCAATACCCATTAACCAACCATGTATCTCTTTATAATTTTCTAAGTTTTCGTCCACAATGAAAGTCACATTTAATGCTTCAAAGTTTACCTTTTCACCAGGCAATGGTATGTCTGCTAATGGTGTTTTTTGGTCTGAGAAAGGCATGTCTATTCCAGGAATATTAGCAGCCGTACAGAAGTATTCTACCTTTGGTAGTTTACTCATTTGAAACTTAAACTGAGTAGGACTTGCATAGTCCAGTTTAGTTGGTTGTCTGTCGTAAGATTTTGTTGTTGTCATACCACTATTTATACAAACAGGAGGAATAAAAAAAGGGCGACTTGTTTAGAGCCGCCCTTTTAGAAGTGTTGATTAAACAACGCTTACTGATATTACATCAAGTTAGTAACTTTAACTCTTTGGTAGTATCTGTTTGCGTTAGCAGAACCAGGTCCGTCAACTGCTGATACTGCACCTGAAGCGGCACCTGTTTCAGCAAATGGGTTAGCGATAAGACCATATCTAGTCTTGAAGCCAATTTTCGGTTGGAAAGTATCTTGACCAACTGCTCTCACCATTTGTAGTGGAACATATGGACAATAGAACATACCAGCATCGTAAGGTGAAGTACCTTTGTAGCCTACAACATAGTATTGTGTAGCCGATGAGTTTGCACTATATGGGTCAATATATACTTTGTATCTGCCGTTAAGAACACCAGCAAAAGTATTGCCTGTGTCATCAACATTTAGATTATTGTTTAATGCAGGTGTGTAATCAAGTACGCCAGCCATTTGCAACGCAGAAGCAACATCTGAAGAACAGATAATCATGTTACCTTTTCCTCTTCTTGTTCTTTGTGCAATTCTGTTAGCATCTCTTTCCAACTGGAACATTAGACCTTTAAATCTCTCAACTGACCATCTACCGTTTGAGTCCGTATCTAAATCAAAGATACCAGCAGTAGTTGTGTTGACAGCAGCGCCTTTCTCAGCATTGATGTAAACAGTTCTAACTACTTCTCTGTTGATTTCCGCAAGGATTTCAGCAGATAAGATATTTGCTAGTTCTGTTTCAGCATCTAAACCGTGAATTGCTTTAAGGTCTTGTGCAAGTTCCATAGTGTACTCAGCTTTTAAAGCTCTTGATTTAGCAGTCACAGTTGATTTCTCAATTGAGAATGCCATTTCAGCGAAAGCGTTACCGCTGTCATCGCCTAGGGCTTCAGCAGCTGCTGTAGTCATAGCACCACCAGTAGTATATGTACCGGCAGATGGACTATCATTTAGAGCACCTGGATTGTTGTTAGGTGAAGCTGAGTGAGCACTTTGTGAGTACCCAGTGTTTGTGCTTGAACCAGCAGCATTTCTTCCTGAGAAGTCTGTGTCTGCTTCGTCAAACATTGCTTCATTGCCTGTTTGGTTAGTATATCTGCTTCTCATTGCAAAGATAAGTCCAGTTGGACCAGTCATTGGCTGAACGCCAGCGATATCATATGCAATCAAATTCGGCATAGCTCTTCTTACTAGAGAAATTAGGATTGGATCCCAATTCGCTACTGAAGAACCAGTCGCATTTGTTGGAGCAGCTTCTGTCATGTAAGCTCTATCTTCTTTTAGAGCTTGCTCTTGGTTTTCCAAGATAACAGATGTAACGGCTCGTCTGTAAGAGTCCTTGATTTCTGGTAAAT